AATTAATTTAACTTATTTAGTTATATAGTTTAATCAAGTTGATTAGAAACAAAAACTCCCAGAGTAGAAACTCCAGGAGATAAACCCTGTAAAACCAATAAAACAGAGTTTTTTATTATTTATGTAGACTGACAAACTTGCCAACCTACTATATTATATGTATTACTACCAACTGTTATAATTTCTGGACTATTAGTTATAACATTACCATTCACTGTCAAAGCTGTAATTTCTCTACTTTGCCAATCATTATGAGGATTACCACTAAGATTTGCAAAAGCGTAACCAGGAAGTCCAGGAGATAGCGAGAGTGAACTAAAAGTACCTGTATCATCAGATATTGAACATCCTGTATCAGTGTATCCTTGAACAGTACCACTAGAAGTTAAAGTGTCAAGTAGAGTTCCAGAATATACATCTACATATATCTCATAGTCACCACCAACATGTTGTGTAGTGAATCGTATTTCTGCATTAAATGAAGCTACTGTAGTGGTTGTTGTGGTTGTGGTAGGTTCTACTAATACTATATCTATATAATTTTGACAAATTGTATCAGACTTAACTCTTATAATTGTAGTGCCATTTGGAACTAAATATGAGGTGTATCCAGCCTGAAGACTAGTTTTAAGCACACCTGTTTCAAAAGCTGCTGTATATCCATCTACATTTGAATATAAATCAAAGTTTCCTGTATCTGCTCCAGCAGTAGTTAGTGTTATTATAACTGTTAACATATTATTTATTTATTTGGTTTATTAAACACTGGTTGTTGTAGTAGTTGTTGTAGGAGTGGATGCACACTGATCCACTAATGCACAAAAAGCAACTTGTAAGGCTGGGTTAGTAGCAAGACCTGTTAAAAATGTATTTATCAAAACATCACTGCTAAGAGCTACATCTATTTTTTGTAATGCTACAGTGAGAGAGTCGTTAGTGTTAATTCCTGTACTTGGTAAGTTTGGTCCTGAATATATGACAATATCAGAATTAACTGGACAAGTTAAAGGTTCACCACAACATCCTCTTGGATAAAATGCGTAAACCTCTGGACCATAACAAGGCATTCCTGGTAAACAAGACATAGAGTTAATTTAAAAGTTAAGGAGTTGGAATGTACATTATGTAATAACAAGCAAGAGCAGGTTGAGCATTACTATGTGCAAGACCACCACCAAAAGAACTATTAACTGTTGTTGTAGCCACTGTTATTCCTGTAGTGGATGTAGTGGTTTGAACATTGTATGGACTTTCATTAACAATTCCTATAGTACCAGAAGCACCCCATTGTTTTGGAGTACGTCCTGCAAAATGAAAGTGACCAGGATCTGTTACAACACTTGTGCTAGTTGCACCATGTGTATGTGCAGGAATTTGTGTACCACTTAATGTAATAGAATTTGCACCATATGTATTTCCTACAGCATAGTTATAATTAAATAATGGATCAGATGCAGGATTAACAGCAGGATCTGGTGTATTTCCAGGAACTAATTGTATAGCACCTACAGGAACACGTCCTCTTTTATCAGGAGTTCCATTTAAGCCATTACATAAATAGATATCTTCAAAACCAAGTAATGCATTACCAACACCTGTTGCATTAAAATAAGAAAGACTTCCGTAATATTCCACAACTGTGTATGGAACCATTCTTGTATAATATTGTGTACTACTAGTTGTGCTGTTAATATAAGCTTGAATTAAAGCATCAAGATCTGAAAGCTTTACATAATTTGTATCAACATCTAAAGCAAGAGCTGTAAGACTAACATCTATTTGACAAAGCTTTGTAATTATAGCTTGAACAATTGCATGTGTATCAGAAGAACTAGTTACACCTGTAAGACAATCTACATCATAATTAGCATTTAAAACAGCAAGTTCTGCAACAACTGCATCAACTTGTTCCTGAAGATCACAAGCAGATTTAACTAATGCTTCAAATAGATTAACAGCAGTGATATCACCACAAGTTGGTAAGTAGCTAGTAACCAATTCACAATAGGTTCCTTCAGGTAGAGTGATGACAATACCTGTTCCATCTAATGTAGAGGTGAGAAAGGTAATCAATGCTTGTTCAACATATGATAGAGAGTCACCAGTTTGAATTCCTAGAACAGGAACATCTATTCCTGTATATCTTACACATTGATCTGAGACAATCTCAGTACATCCATTATAACAGTTCGAACAATTGCTCATTTATTATAGTTTATTTATTAATTAAAAGTTTTACTTTACTTGCTATCATCTTCACTGAATAATGAAAAGCATAATCTGGGTTACAATATTTGTATGTTAATATTCTTTTGTAGTTTAGTAAATCACCAATCACTACATCAGGAATAGGTCTATTTAATATGAATACAATATTGTTATATGCATCGTTAGCAAGAATTGCTAATTTGCAATCAATGTCCGCAAGAAGTGCAGGTATACTAGAATTTTCTATACAATTTGTAAGCCTTGGCGATAACATCATTTTTAAATCTTTTTATTTGTTTAGATGCATAATTACATGCTGAACACATTCCATTTACTAGTTGACATCCACAGCCAACTTTAACTCCACATCCTGTACAGTTTGCCATATTAATATAAGTTATTGTTTACATAGTTATTACCTGTGCAATAGCAATTGTTCTTTATAAAATTATTCAACATGTTATTTGCTTGAGTGTACAACTTATTTGATGTATCCACAGCACAAGTGTTAGCAGCAGCAATAGATCCTTGTATGAAATAGTAAATACTATTAAGATTAACTTTTTGTTGTCTCCTAATAGCAAGATCACATTCCATCATATCCAATTTCATAAAGGCATTATCAAACTTCTCTTGAAGTTGTTCAACACGAATAATTGTTCTCTCTACATAGTTTATATATGCAGGAGTAACAGAATATCTTAAATAATACACACCATCTGGTAGAGGTAACAAAGGATCACCCACTGCTGTAAGTCCTAGAGATGCAGAATTAAAAATGTTAAAATCGTTAATATTAAAAGGAAGAGATACCATTCCAAAACCTGGAACAGTTATTTCAATTGTGGGAGATGTTACAGCAGGACTAACTGGATAGGTAGATGCATCAGCAATACCTAGTGTTAAAGTGTTATACGTAGGAACTACTAATATTTCTAATTTGAGATCTGCCATATTTTTTAAAATAATAATGCCAGAGGAATTTGAGTTTCCTCTCACCCTCTGGCATAGGTTATATGATATTAATTACCTTTCTTCTTATGGAATCAAAGTAGTTGTTGTTGAAGTAGAAGGCCAAACAGTAGTTGTAGTACTAGTGGTTGAAACGATTGGACAAGGACTTTGATCAACTGGAGTACCTAAAGCAACTGCTAACAAAGTTTCAATTGCACCACTCAAAGCTTGAGGAGCAGCAATGATAACCATTGAATCTTCATAGATATAATCTCCCCACTTGTAAAGAGATCTATCATAGTTGTTGAATTTAATGTAATAAGTATCATAAGTGGTACCATCGGTAACCCAACTCTCAAAGTTTTCGTTGTAACCAACCATTCTGTAAAGATGCTTCAAATAACCAGCTTGGTAGCTATAGAAGTTCTTTTCTAATTGTTTAATTTCATCAGAAGTACCAGCAACATAAGAAGCACGTTGTGTAACAACAGGGTTTGCAATAATATTACAATTATCAGCAACAATGAAATCAGCAGTGGTTGCAGGTCCAGGATAGATGAATGTACGGAAGTACATACGATCATATTCCCAAGGGAATGCAGCAACATCACAAGGTTGACCATACTGAGTCAAAGGTTTACCAGAGATAACTAATTTAGCACTTTGATTATTACCAATACGTTGGAATTGATAGAAAGTGTTAAAAGAAATGTTGTCTGGGTTGTTACCTGGAGCTTGTAATTCTAATTGATAAATCAAACGATCAATCAACTCAGGAACATCAACTTCAGCACAAGGATCACCACCACATGCAAGACATGGTGCATTCACAGTCACTGAACGAGTGAAACCGTTGAAATACAAAGTGTCAATGTAGCTAGAGTGAGCACGCAAAGTTAGAGTGACAACAGTACCAGCAGTAACATTAAAATCAATAATTTCAGTTACTTGATTAGCAGCAACAGGAGAACCTGTAACAGCGTACCATTCAGTTACTTGAGAAGAAGCAATCTTGTCAGATCTTTTACTTCCTTGTAAATAAGTGTTTGTTCTACCTTGAGCCAAGTAGAAATAAGGAATAGTTGCAATATTACCAGCATTGGCAATAGTGTAGGTGTTAGTAAAAACACCAAATTGACCAGCGGTCAAGTCTTGCGTAGAACCAGCCACAGGTAATGTATTACCTACAGGAACTACGAAGAGGGTAGTTAATGAAAAATCAGCCATTTTATTTTAATTTAATTGTTTACTCGTTTGTTTGTATTCTATACTGTGCAGACTGTACAGCAGGAGCATTCTCTGTATACATTGCAAGATTTTGTACTGTAAGGTCTAGAAGTTCATCTTCCAGATATAATTCTAATTCACAGTCTTCATCAAATGATGGTAAGCCATCTAACATTATATATCCTACTTTATTTATATATTTAGGATATCTCATGTAACTTATACATACCTTAGTTGGTGTAAATGTACCATCTGTAAATATGCTTATCTCATCTGAAGAAATAAAGTTAAATGTCTCTTGATATTCAAATGATGGTCTGTAATGATCATTTGTTAATAAATGAGAAAGATCACCATGTTTTGCTAAGTCTCTGTTAATCCAAATCTTTCTGTCTTTACATCTTCCTTTATCAGCTAATACATAACTATCTATATAGAACATGTATTTAGGATCAAGTTGGTGTATATTTGCCTTCCACTGATTTAGTTCTAAATTTAATATAACTAAATCAAGAGGTTGGTTATTATATGTAATTACAAGACTTTGAAGATCTTCATAACGCTTTTTAAAAGCATCAAGTCCTAATCCTGAAATTGTATTTTGACCATCAACCTTTTGTTTTATCAGCTTTATCTGAGCTTCATTTAAAGCTAAAATTTTATCTTCTAAAGGAATTTGCTGATGTTCGTTTGTTGATAGTTTATTTAATTTCTGATCGATCTTATATAATAAACTATCTACTGGTATCATATCGAAGCGAGTTTCTTTGTTTTAAGTTTTCCTTCTAGTGTAAGCAACTCATCTTGGTTGTCATCATCAGCAAGGAATTTAATCAATGCATCTTCGTCAACAGCTATTTCATAATCACCCTCATAAATTCTACCATTAGGTTTTACTCTATATACAGAATGGGTAACAGCTTGTTTAACAAGATCTTTAATATGGAGCAAGTTCTCTTTCATTTCTGCAAATCTATTAAATACTTCTACAGTTGAAAGTCCTTGGAATTTACCACCTTTGAATTCTGTTTCTTTCAAAATATTATCCACTAGGTTATATACAACTTCTTCTTTACTATCATCTGATATTGGAAGTCCAAGAAGTCTTGCAACTTTCTTTTTCTTCTCTGGAGTCATTGCATCAAATTTGCTAATTGCTTTATTGATCAATTGTTTCTTTTTGAATATGATTGCATTTTCAATCTCATCATCTGCAACATAAAATTGTATGTCAGCAGGATAATCACCTCTTTCCCAAGCTTGATAACTAGAAGCAATAGTTGGATGAACTCTCAACCATGAAAATGCTAATTCTTGAAAAGGATTACCTAAATCGTAATAGTTATCACCATCTGTCAGTTTAACAGCTTGTACATGTAATACATCTTCTGTTGAAGTAGATAGTCCATAGTTCCAGAAAGATGATCTAGGTCCTAGGTTAACATCGCCAAGAGCTATTTCTAACTTTGCTTTTAATGCTGTAACTCTTTCAACTTCCATCTCTCTTTCAAGAGGATCAGAAATACGTCTGATATATCCAGCATTAGCATCTAAACCTGTTCTATACTGACCATCAAGTTCTTTGTAAGGATACTTAAATACTCCTGTACCAGGAATTCTTGTTAAGCCTTTGGTAGCAAGTCCACCTTGCATAGTTTGCAGTTGAGAGTTATTATACTCTTTCTTTAGCGTTGAGATTTTTCCAATCTTGCCCATATGTAGTTATTTTATTTGGTTTTATTAGCAGGTAAATTCTCATCGAAGAGCCAGCAATTAGGAAACATATCCTAATTCAATTACCTGTAGTTTTAAGGAGGGCTCCCTAAAGGTGGGAGTTAAAGGGAGCCCTTCTTGGTAGGATTATTAGAACTGAGGTATTTCCTCAATCAAAACTGTACGAGATAAATCTTCAATGAAAACATCGCAACGATCTTTCATCCAGATTTCATATCCAGGGAATTTGTTAGCACTAGACATACCTTGAGATTTTGCAAATCCTAAGTGGTGACGAGTACCATCAATATATCCCCAAGTCATAGAAGGAGCACCTTTCATTCTTACTTCACGAATGTTGTTGATCATAGAACCATCACTCATTGGACTAACATCAAACACCATAAATACTGGAGTGCTCTTTTTGTTCTGACCAAATTCAAGATTGCTCTGTGGAAGATCCAACTCTTTCAAGTGAATCAATTCAACACGACCAGTTTCACGTGTAACCATTGCATCAAATGCAAAGTTGTAAGTGATATGCTGACCTTCACCCTGCATGTAACGATTACCGCTGTCTGCCATGAAAGTAAGACCTGAGTTAAGAGCATCTGTTTTCAAAGCTTGTTGAAATACATCAAATCCAGCTTCATTTGTATACATCTTAACCTTACGATCTTTAACATCAACCCTACGGTAGAATAAATCACCAAACACTGAACGAATCAAGTTAGCAGTAAATTCACCACGATTGTATTGTACTAAGTTACCATTGTTACGCATTCTGTGGTAAACACCAGCAGATGTACGCTTCAACTCTTGTTTAGAACCATTAGTTTTAACAGTACCTGGTTTGCTCCAGATCATACGTTTAACCTTTAATTCCAACATAGATTTACGCATCCAGAACTCAATGAATGGTTCCCATTTAACATCATTACGAGTTAAAGGTAATTGGTTTCTACGCTGTGGAGCATATACCAAAATATCCAAAGGTTTGCCAGAAGCATCAACCATCATTTTATCATCAGCCCATTCAGTGATTTTGTGCTCATAACCATATGCAGAACCCAAAGATTCAAACATAGTGATTTGCTCACCTAAACGAGGAAGACCTAATAAGTCTTGATCGAATTCACCAATAGCAGCATCAACTAATTCTAGTTCAATACCAGTTTGTAAGAAGTTAGAACTTACATAATCAACAGTTGGGTTATCACTAACCAAAGTGAAGCTATACAAGTAACCTACGTTCCAAGGAACTGGATCTTTAATTACATAGAAACGAGGACCATACTGACGAGATCCTACAGAAATAATTGCATTCTTAGAGAACTCATTAGTGTCTATAACTAAAGAAAATTCTTGACCATCAATACCTGGTTTAGTTAATTCACATGTAGAATTAGGAATGTCAATAATTTTAGGAAATTTGTAAGGAACAGCTACTTGCCATTTCCAAGCAT